AATACACAGGAACGGAAGAAACATCAGAAGTGAATTCCATAAATTCATACGGAATCCCGGCTGAATCCATTGCATCTTTTATGAATCCCAAAGCTGCTGTTGTCATCATTCACCTTCCTATTCTTCCATTCGGGCCTTCAGAACCTCTGTTGCCCTTCTGATGATGGCATTCTTCAATGTGTTGAATGCATTCTGCAATGCCCGGTTTGGTGTTTTACCATATGTGTGATGGAATTCCCCGGTCTTTTCATCCCGGTACACCCAACCACCTTTCCGGCCATCACCCTTCAAGGCATATTCACCTGTTCCGAATTCTTCCCATATAGCATTCTGAAGTGGTGAACCGATCACTGCTTCAAGCTTCGATTCATCGACTTTGTAGGTCCATGAATTTTTCAGCTGTCCGGTTCCAACTCTTGAATTGTCTGCTGTCTGTGAAGCAAGTGATTCCGCTGATTCATACAGATAGGCAATTGCAGCCTGATTCATTTCTTCCCTAACTCTCATTGAATTATCTTCAAAATGAACAGCCATGTCACTGCCCCCCTGTGTACTTCAGATAGATTTCAAGCTGTTTGTGCAATCCCATAGGATCATCAATCAACATGACATCATACACACCATTGTTCACAATCATTCTGCTGTTTTCTGCCTTCACAGACGGATCAAGCTGCTTCCAATCAGAAACAAACACATGTGTTGATTCCTGGATCTTCGCATTGAATGTCGTGTATTTGGAATCACCGGAAGAAAGATCAAGGAACCCTGCAATGTTGTGGATGGTTTCCCATGACTTCACAGATTCACCAATTTCATTCTTGGTTGTGGTGCTGATCTGAAACTGTGCAATTGTATTGCCACCAATCATGCAATCACCCCCTAGAATCTAGCCTTCATGTAAGGCCGTAGGAAGCCGATCAAGGACTTCGGAAAACCAAGTGTGGAATTATCCCCATCCATGTTGAAATAGGTCACAGAATGCCGGGAAAGCGTTTCAGACTGTATGCCAACCTTATCCCTATTTTCAAGATCCCATTTCATCATGTTCACAACACCCATCTTCACATCCATCGGATATGCAACTTTCGTCACAAGGACATCAGTTTCATCCAAGGTTCCCGGAAGTGCAATGACATCATCACCTTCTTCTTCAACCTTAGAAACAACATAAAGACCTTCATTGAAATTCGATTCAGTGATCTGTATTGTGTCACCTGCCCTGAACATGGAAACATCACAATACAACTTCCCATCCTCTATTGTTCCAACAGTCCGGATTGCCCTTTGCTGAAAGTTGTTGTTGGTGTGTCTTCTGATCAGCAATTCGATTGCCTGAAGCTTTGCTTCAATCACTGCATCTGCAACATCGGTTGTCACATAAGTCTTGAATTCTTCTGCTGTCATAATCATCAGGGATTCCCCCTTTCATTATTCAGCATCCGTCACTTCATAGCCTTCATGACTGCGGAACCATGCTGCCATTCTTGCATCAGTGATGACTGCCTGACCATGTGCGAACTGCACACTTCCGGCATCAATGCCACAGAAATTCGGATTGGCCTTCACCTTAACCAACCACTTCTTTTCCTTCTTTGCCTTTGCCTTTGCTTCTGCTGCTTCTTCCTTTACTTCTACTTCTGCATTTACTTCTGCATTATTCTTTGCCATGTTGATTCATCCTTTCTTTTATAAGGTGCGGCAGACTATGCCACCGCACCATTCACATTTTTACTTACGCAATCTTGATGTTGCGGAGTACACCTGCATTTGCAGTGTTCTTCAGAACGGTTGCTGCAACCATTTCAACTTCACCCTTCTTCACTGCACCCGGCTGACTGAAATCCGGAACATAGGAAGTGATTGCACCGTTTCCGGTCAAGGAAGCTGCATGGAAACCATTGTTCACATCGAACTTCGCTGCATAGATGTCAGTAACACCGGAATTCACCTTCACACAGGAATTTGCAGTCACAGTGCCACCGGAAACAGTGTAATGATTGCCAAGATCCATGAAACGAACACCATCCATGACGGTCACTCTCTTGCCGAAAGCTTCTTCGGTTTCGGTCTTGTAGCCAAGAAGTCTTGCAATGGTCTGAACCTTGCTGATCATGTCAGTGTTCATCAGAAGTGCATCTGCGTTGGTCTTCTTGATAAGGTTCTGAAGCATTTCATAGAACTGATCCATGTTGGTCTTCAGGTTTGCCATCGTGGAAAGATCAATCACAGAATCACCTGCGTTGAATTCGGAAGCAGTGCCTGCAAGCATCTTGTCAAGGCCATCGAATTCATCCGTTGTTGTGGTGCTGTTACCATTGATCAAGGTGTAATGGAAAAGGGAAATTGCAGCTGCAATCTTCTCTTCGAACTGATATGCCATGTTGTTGAACTTGCCTTCAGCCTGCTTCAACACACGGTCCATCTCGAAGGAACCACCGAAGATCTTCAGTGCAACAGTCTTCGTTTCAACAGTTGCCTGATTTGCGGTGTAGTCATTGTTCAGTGCTCTGAATGCAGCGGTTGCCGGAAGCTTCTTCTGAACATAGGAATAAGTCAAGGTGCTGCCACCACCGGCAGACGGAGAAACACAATTGTCAAACGGAAGCATCTGAAGAATTTCAGACTTTCTCAAAAAGATGTCAACGATCTGCTGACTTACCTTGTCGGCCATACCGACTTTCATTTCTGCTAATGTCATAGCCATAATAATCACCATTTACCTTTCTTTTCTGTTATTTGGATTCAAATTGCTGCTGAAGTGCTTCAGCAAGTGACTTCGGTTCAGAACTGCCATGTCCGGCATCGGAACCCGGAAGCTTGTTTTCATCAATCTTCTTCTGTGAAGCTGATTCATACATGTTCGGGAACTGTGTCTTCAGTCCGTCACTGTAAGTCTTCCAATCTTTGATGTTGTCATTTTCGTCAAGTTCAAGGGATTTGCCCTCTGCATTCAGCTTTTCATTCAGCTTGAAAGTGAGATAGTCCACATCAAGTGCCTTTTCGGAAAGCAGTGCCACCTTGATTGCAGATTTCATCTTCGTTTCCTGAAGCTGTTTCTGCAAGTCTGCCACCTGCGTTTCATAGCCTGTGATCTTGCCCTGCAATTCCTCATTGCCCTTCGTTCCCTTCTTCAGTTCCGCAATCAGGCCATTTGCCTGTTCCAGTTCCGTTTTCTGACCATCGAACAATGCCTGAAGTGCATCATGCTTGCCCTTGCCTACATATTCACCGGATGTCAGATTTGCAAGCTTGATTTGCTTGTCCTTGTTTGCTTCATCCCCATTGTAGGCATTCACTTTTTCGGAAAACTGCTTGAAAAGGTCTTCCCCCAAAATCTCCTTCAAAAATTCCATACCATCTTTCCTTTCTTTTGCGTTGTTTTTAATCGTGGTGTCACCACTGCAAGCCTAGTTTTAATGTCATGCGACAGGACAAATTTGAAGGGATAAATGCCCCCTTCTTGGCATATAAAAAAGCAGTCTATTTTTGACTGCCTTTCTTCTCTTTCATTTCTTTGTATTGATCACATTTCCCAATACAAAACTTGTTTTTGATCTTGCACCACATCCGGACAATACATGAAGCAGAAGTCGGATGCAGTGTTTTTTCAATCATGTATTTACATTTCATTCTTCTTTACCTGCAATCCTTTCCTGTGCTTTCTTGTATTCTTCAGAGTTGCGATAATTATAGATCTTGTCATACTGCCTTTTGAAATCATCATAGTTTCTTGCCTTCACCGGGATGATTTCATCCTTGTATTGCCGCAATGCATCAACGGAGATCCCAAGCTTCCCGGCAATCGGTTCAAGGTCATCATCGGACATCTTGTCAGTATCACCAATGTATTTTGTTTCTTCCTCTCCAAGCAACCACCTTGCCTTTGAATCACATCGGCATCTGCAATTGATGTCTTCGGAAGGTTCACCGAATCCACCCGGTTCCATTGCTTCCATGCCATAGATTTCAAACGGTTCATCAAGTTCCCGGACCTGTCCATCAAGCAATCTGTGTGTATCTCTTGTTTTGCTGTCAAGTGCAGCACTCCAAATCTTCACAATATCGGCTCCCCGGTCCTTTGCATGGTGCTGTGCATTGGAAATGGCCTTGTTTTGGATTCTGTGGCCTTCTGTCCTTGCAATACGCATTGCATTGTTTTTGCTGATTCCTGCATATGCTGAAAGGTTTCTTGCAATCTCGTTATACATTGCATTGCTTGTGATCCCCCGGCTGATTTCCGAAGCAATCTTCTTGGAAAGATCCTTGGTGTCCTTTCCAAGTGCCGCATAAAGGGATGTTGACAGCTGTGTTTCATGCTGAATTGCAGCTGCAACCATTTCCTGATCAATCGGGAACACCAATGGAATCCCCTGCCCTTGTATATCATACAAAGTGCCGATGAATCCCTGTTCATAGCACTTTGTCAGATATTCAGAAACTGTTTCAAAATTATCATTGTGCAGCTGCTCCAAGATTGTTTCAATCTGTGATTTCAACTGCTTCTGATATTCTACTTGGTAGATGACATGTTGAAGATCGGCATCCCCACGCATCTGAAGGATTGCAATTCTTGTTTCAACCTCTGCCAATGCATCCTGATAGTTTTCAGTCAGTCTTTTCAGGACTTCCTTTTCACTATTCAGGGATATTTGAAGCATTTCCTTCTGTCTGCGGTTCATCTGTCATCACCTCATTCAAAGCACCCTGTGCAGCCTTCAGTTCATTTTCAGCTTCATCCGGATCCGGAAGCATTCCTTTGATTTCTTCATAGTCGATGTCAAGCACATCACAGATGTTCTGCATCAGAAGTTCATTTCCAAGCTGTGTTGCAAGGGAAAGCAGTGTGTTGATTCTTGCCTGCTGCTCCTGTGCTTCCAACAATGCGATCTGTGCATTCTCCTGTGCATTGGACATCACTTCATGTGCAAAATTGAAATATACATCCTTCTGCTGATAATCAGTGCCATTGATTTCATTGATTTCATCAAGGACAATCTTCAGGATCTTCCGGAACATCTGCTTCAGCTTGATTTCCTTCTTGGTTGCCTTCAGGTCAAGAAGGGAATACATTGCCTTGATTGCAATGTTAGTGGTTGCAGAAGTGTCCTTCAGACCGGACATATTCAAGCCGAAACCGAATCTGTAAATGTTCTTTTCATCCAATTCCAATTTTGCCTGTCGTGCCTTATACGGAACATCGACTGTGTGAACCTCAACACCACCATTTTCATCAGTGCCGATGATCTTCTTGGTCTTCAAAGTGGTCTGCAATTCATCAAGGTTGTCACCTTGGAATCCCTTCACAACATGAATCGGTGTGTCAAAGTCAATCAGATTGTTTGAAAGGCTGCTTGCCATCAAATCATAGTCATCAATCAGGTCCTTGATCGGTTTCAAGTCACTGAATTTCTTTTTGTTGTTATCCAACCGGAAGAACGGAATGAACCCGAATCCTTCAAAATAGGTGGAATCATCGTTTTCCTTCTTCCATGTGGTGTGCGGTCTTGGATTGATCTTCACAGAATCATCTTCAATGATCTTTCCATCGGATCCCATAACATAGAAATATGCCTGCTTGTCATCCCACACTTGGATTCTAGTGATTTCCTTCCTGCCCTTGTCGATTCTATCAATATAGTGATAGATGACATATGCACAACCATCATCAGTGTCCTTTTCCCGGACCTCAATCACACCCAAGCTGTCAGCACACTGAAAGGCAATCCGGTCATCCGCATTCTTGTATGCGTACAAATAGCCAAAGCCTTTTGCACTGCTGTCTGTGAGAAGTTCAGCCACTTCAGAAGCAAAATCTTCATTGTTGTTGAAGTATGTGTCCAATTCTTCCTGAAGCTTCGGATCATCCGACTTGAACAGGCCATCATCCCCGGAAAGAATGTACTGCACCACCTGATCAACCAATTCAGCAAAGAACGGATGTGCATTCCGCACATTTGCCCTTGTCGTGTCTTCCTGGATCTTTCCGTCAGCATCATAATAGAACACCCGGTATTGCTTGATGTCGTGTTCCCCTTCGTAGTATCTCTGACCGATCCTTGCAAACCTTTTATTGTCTGCACTTCTGTCTTCGTCAATAAACTGCTTTATTTCTTCAATTGAAAGCATCTTTGCACCCCTTTCCTTACCTGTTCTTTCTCAAATACCACTTCTTGATGTATTTAACCCGGTAATGGTTCCCATGCTCCCGGTCAAGGTATTCACCTACAATGCGATAGTCAAAATGCTTTTTGATAAACTCTTTGATAAATCTTCTTAACATGCAACCACCTTTCTATATAAGCCATCCCTTCTGTTTTCTCCATCCTTCGATTACATAACGCAAGGCTGCCATTGCATCATCTTGGAATGCCACAGGTTCATCCAAATATTCCCCTGTTCGGTCATCCTTCTTCCATTTCCATTGCTGCAATTCCTTGATGGTATTCACACAAGAAGGATGCACATATATTTTCCGCTGCTTCAGATAATCAATCTGTGCCTTCACAGATCCACCGGAACCACCCTTGTCAACACCTTTTGCCCGGTTATATCCACCCTTCTGCCACATCTTGATTCTGTCCGGTTCTGCTGAATCACACCACATCTGCTTGTTTCGTGGTATGTCAGCAGCCTTTGCCATTTCAATCAATTCTGATGTGTCCTTTTCAAATTCATATATTTCCTTCGTGATGTAGATGTCACCATCCTTGGTTCCGCATGGAAGGATTGCATTCGCATGGTTGAAACCAAAGTCCTGACCAATTGCAAAATCATCATAATCGGCAGGATTCTGTGAGATCTCTTTCACTTCCCAATTGTGAAGGATCAATCCACCGATTTCACCCCATTCACCAAGGCCATATATTTGATACCCTTCAGGATCCACAATCTTTCTTCTTTCCATTCGCTGCTTGTAGGCAGCATCAATGAAACGGTTCTGAAGATATGTTGAATGATGTGTCAGCACATTCGGATCCGGAATATCGAAAAAGACCTTCTTGATCCAATGATTCTTGTTCACCGGATTGAAGGTCATTCTGATCTGATAAAATTGTCCTTCCGGAAGTTCACCACGCAAACGGTCATCAATGATTTCCAAGTCTGCCTGTGTGAATTCCGTTGCTTCTTCCAACCAAACATCTGTCAGCTTCCCTTTTGGGAATGTGATTGACTTTAGTTTTTCTCTTTGCCTATCATCATTCATTCCCCGGAAGATGATCTGATTTCCATTTGGAATGAATGTCAATGCCATTGGTGATTTGTTTACTTTCCAATACTTATCATATTGATCACCAAACATCTTATATAAAGCACCTGTCAATTCAGCAAAGGTTGAATCCCTGTTGCTGATGTCTGATTTTCTCATTGCCACAAGGTTTCTTCCTGGATCCTGCATCAATCGCAGAATGTAATTCTGTGCAGTATCAACAGATTTTCCGGATCCGGCTGATCCTTTCATGACAATATACCGCTTTTTGCTTCGGTCCACTTCCCGGAATCCGGGATTCATCTGAACTTTTATATTCATTCATCTTCATCCCCATAATCAACACTGATATTCAAACTCATGTCAACATCAGCTTCAACCTTTTCTGTATACAGGCCATAACGCTTTCCAAGAAGTTCTGCGGCCTTGTTGGAATCGGACAGCCTTGCAGGAATTTCAACAACTGCCGGACTTTCTTCTGTGACAGTCTGCTTCTTCAATTTCCCTGTATCTTCATCCTTCACCCATTTTTCCACTTTATTCTGTAATGTCACAACAACAGATTCTTTCATTTCCCTTCGCATTACCGCTGTCAAGTACTTCATCACTTCATCTTGGTCCGCAATCAGGTCCTTTTCCTTCTCTGCAAGCCGATTTTCGATATATTCCTTGATGTTAGGTTTTCTTAGGTTTTCTGTTGCAATTACTGCTGCTGTCTTTTCAGAATATCCCGCTCTTATAGCTGCTTGTGTGGCATTTAAGTCAATCAGATATTCATCACAGAATCTTTGCTGTTTGGCTGTTAGTTTAGCCATCACAATCACCACCTTTGAACAAAAGGCCCTGAATGCAGGAGTATTGAGCATCATTCAAGGCCAAAGGAAAAGGTGCTGCCACCAACCGGAAGCAACACCTTCATGAATCATTTTTCATTTTAATAATATCACAGGAATTCAGTCACATGTTATACAACTTTTCGCAAAAAAGTCACAATACATACATTTTTTAACACTTTTCAGCACCTGTGATGAAATAAGAATGCGGAAGTGATTCAATCCATCTGCAAAATTCCTTCCATTCAGGCAGTCTGTGGTTTTTTCTTTGTGAATAT